CGAAGGGTGCATCTGCAAACCTAACTATTAGAAAGAAAAAGCCACAGGGAGAAACAGCATGAAAATATATACTGAAGTTGTCTACACATGGGATGATAACAAAGGAGAACTAGTTGAGGAATCCTCAAAGTCCTTTGATTATGTGGGAGAGGTAACGCAATGTAATAGAAAACGATACCCACATTCCCATTGGAAACCACCAAAACCACCAAAGATTGTACTACCTCCAATTGTTGTACCTCCAATTGTCGTACCTAAGATAGTTACAGATATTGCAGAGGCAGCTTCAGATGCAGGATCAGGTGCAGCTTCAGGTATTAACACAACCTTAAATGATGCAAGTGGTGCTCTCCAAACAAATCTTGAAGGAGCAGCTTCAGGTGTTTCGGAAGGATTAAGTACTGGAACCTCTGCTGTTCGGGCTGGAGTACATGCTGCCGCATCAGCCGGAAAGACAAATCTTGCATATGGTACTGACGCTGGTAAATCATTCCTCCATAAAGGAGCAGACTACCTTAAAGTAGGTATGCAAAAGTTGGGACTACACAAAAAGGACGACCCCGGATCAGACACTACTGTAGGTAGTACATCTGCACCCGGACAATCAGCAACAATGGGGCAAGGTGGAAAAGATTTAATGAAGGGTGCTTCACTAGCCTACACTAGAAAGAAAGCTGTAGGTTCAGGAGGTAAAAGATTTCTAACGAAAATCAAAAAGAAGTCGTCAGGTGCTAGAGCATGAAGAGTGTTTATGAAGGTGCTCAACTTAAGGGAATGTATGAACAAGGATTTTCCCATAGGGAATCCTACCTTAATAGGGCTAGAGAGTGTGCTAAACTAACGATACCAACCTTACTAAGAGATCAAGGATCAAACTGGGCTACTACTTTTCCAACCCCATATCAAAGTATAGGAGCAAGAGGTGTTAATCATTTAGCAAGTAAACTTTTGTTGACTCTTCTCCCACCAAACGCACCATTCTTTAGACTAACTATAGATGACTTTGATATTGCAGAGTTAGTTGGGGAAGACCAGAGGGGAGCAGTTGAAGAAGGTTTTGCAAAGATTGAACGCTCCGCTATGAACCAGATTGAAACTGAAGCCTATCGTGTTCCTGTATTTGAAGCACTAAAACATTTAATTGTAACTGGTAATTGTTTGTTGTACCTTCCTGAAGAGGGTGGTATGCGTGTGTTCCACTTGGATAGGTTCGTTTGTAAGCGTGATCCAATGGGGAATCTCCTTTACATAATAACTAAAGAATCATTAGATGCGAAAACTATACCAGAAGATGCAAGAATAGCTCTAGGGCTTCCTTCACCACAGGAGCTTTCCCCTGAGTCTCCTGACAAGCCCTATGAGCTATATACTTATGTATGTAATAAAGGTAAGTACTGGCACATACATCAAGAAATAGGATCTACTGTTATCCCCGAATCCTTCGGCAAATTTCCTATTGATAAGAACCCCTTCATTGCACTCCGCTTCAGCAGAGTTGATGGAGAGTCTTATGGTCGAGGATTAGTAGAAGAATACCTTGGGGATATTAAGTCGCTTGAAGCTCTATCTAAAGCTATTGTTGAAGGTGCTGCGGCAGCCTCCAAAGTTTTATTCTTAGTCAGACCTAATGGTACCACTAGGATAAAAACGATAGCTGATGCACCAAGCGGTGCTATAGTGCAAGGCGATTCAAATGATGTATCCACATTGCAAGTCGATAAGTTTAATGACTTTAGAATTGCACAGGATATGTTAAGAGACATACAAGAAAGGTTAGCTGCGGCTTTCCTTCTTAATTCCTCTGTTCAAAGGAATGCTGAAAGAGTGACAGCAGAAGAAATACGTTTCATGGCACAAGAACTAGAGGGTGCTCTAGGCGGTGTCTACTCTGTTCTCTCTCAAGAGTTTCAGCTACCACTAATTAATATTCTTCTTGGTAAAATGGTTAAGCAAAAGAAGATGCCTAAGTTTCCAAAGGAAGCAGTCAAACCACAGATTGTAACTGGTATGGAAGCACTAGGTCGTGGTCAAGACTTAAACAAACTATCTCAATTCTTAGAGTATCTAGCTCCATTAGGGCCAGAAGTGTTGTCACAGAAATTAAACATTGATGACTACATGGATAGACTAGGTGCATCTCTTGGTATTGACACAGGTGGTTTGATTAAGACTGATGAACAGATTCAACAGGAACAAGCAGAAGCCCAACAAGCACAACAAGAACAGATGCAACAAGCTCAACAAGCACAGATGCAAGCTGATGTTGTTAAAGGAGCAACGCCAAATATGGTCAAAGGTATGAACGACCAGATGGCTAACAATCCTGAGATGGCACAACAGATGCAAGAAGCTATGGCACAACAGATGGGTAATGCATAATTAACACACACTAAGAAGGAAACAAAATGACAGAAGAAGTTCAAACATATGAAGGAGAAGGTACAAATCAAGTAGGCTCACCAGAACATGTGCATAACATGTTTGCTAAGATGGAAGAGACTATACAACCTAGTGACCAATCAGAAGAACTATATGTCAGAGATGATGAAAGACCTGAGTGGCTACCTGAAAAGTTTGGTTCTCCTAAAGAGTTAGCGCAAGCATACAAACAATTAGAACAACAATTTCACTCAACAAATGAGGAAAGTCAGCTAACTGGTGAGCAAGAAAGATTTCAGAAAGAAGATGCACCAGAAATAATGAACACTACCCCATCTCAAGTTCATAAACTACTTGATGATAAAGGATTAGACTTTAGTGTGTTTCAAAATGAATACAATGAGACAGGTTCTCTATCTCAAGAAGCAATAAAAGCTCTTGATGAGCAGGGAATATCCGAACAGATGGTTTCCACTTGGTTAAAAGGTCAAGAGGCCGTAGCTGAACAAGCTGTTGAACACTTATATAATGAGGTGGGTGGAGAACAGAACTATAACCTGATGATGGATTGGGCTTCCGATAACCTACAACCTTGGGAAGTTGAAGCCTACAATAAACAAATTGAAAACCTAGATGCAAATACTAACTTTGCTGTACTAGGTATGCAAGCTCGTTATCAGAATTCGGTAGGTATGCTACCAAATCTAATGTCTGGTGATGTGGGAGAGGACATAGCTCCTCGCTTTGAATCACTAGCAGAACTTACTTCGGCAATGAGCGATCCGAAGTATGAGAAAGACCCAGCTTATCGTGCACGTGTTGCACAGAAGTTGCGTTTTTCAAGTGTGCTCTAACAAAGAAACAAAGGAAGACCAAAAAGTAAGACGTAGCCCTATGCGTAGGACAACTCTGTACCGAACTTTGTGAGACCAAGATTTCTGAGTTATTAATCAATAACCCTTAATCTAAGGAAAAACAATATGGCAGAAAATTACACCGCAATTCATAGGTCTGGTGTGGATAATGCAACGACTGGATCTACTGGTCAAGGTCGTGCATTATTCCTAAAGTTGTACGCAGGAGAAGTGCTTACAGCATTCCAATCTAAGAATATCATGATGCCTTTGCATCGTGTGCGAACAATATCAAAAGGCAAGTCGGCCTCGTTTCCGATGACAGGTAAGTATCGTGATGCTTCTTACCACACACCGGGAGCCGAGATAGTACCAACTGCTGCTAAGCAAGGTGAGAGAATCGTTTCGATTGATGACCTGCTAGTTAATGCTCAGTTCATTCCGAACATTGACGATGCAATGTCTCATTATGACATACGTTCTATCTACACCCAAGAGGCAGGATTTGGTCTCGGCAAAGTTGCTGATCAAAATATCTTGAGGCTCGCAATTAAAGGTGCTTTGTGTGAATCGTCAGCAATGGCGGCTCTTACCGCAGGTGCACCAATGATTCAAGAGTACTCAGCATTTGCAGATGAAGACTTTACCCAGAATGTTGTCATTGGGGCAACTGCTGGAGCGGCTACGGATATAGCTGCATCTCGTGATCCTAAAGCAATAGCTCAAGCGATCATGGATGCAAAGCGTATCTTAATGAATGCAGATGTACCCGGAGAACCTTTTGTTGTTTTAAACAATGATACATATTTCGATATGTTCAAGGTTTCTGGAACAAGTAACCTTAATGACCTAGCAATATTCAACCGGGATCTCGGTGGGACTGGTAGCGTTGCAACAGGACAAGTACCTACAATTTTAGGTATGCCTGTGTACGTAACTAACCACTTAGGTTCGTTTAGTGTTGGAACTAATGTTTGGAATTCGTCTTTATGGACGATTGCAAGTAACGTAGGTCAACATAAGACATCACCAAATCCAGCATGGGGTTCAGATCAACCTCTATTGGGTGAGTCTTATCGTACTACTCAGTATGACACAGGTAGTACAGACCATGCAGCGTGGTCTACAGAAGTTACTAACAATAATGCTACTGCCGGAACAAGAATCACGGCACGAATATCCGCTGTTGCACAGCGTGTTATTGGGTTAGTAATGACTATGGACACAGTTGCTACTGTTAAGTTAATGGATCTTTCAGTTGAATCGGAATACCAAATCAACAGACAAGGTACGTTAATGGTGTCTAAATACGCAATGGGTCACAACGTGTTGAGACCTGCAACTGCGGTTGCTTTGATTCAAGGTTTGTAGAGTCAAGGTAATTCTTTTAGGGAGTATCCTTTAACGAGGGTGCTCCCTTTTTTTTACTACATTAGAAAGGTAACATGAGTCTAAATAGAATGACTGAACTAGAGGCAGTCAATACCATGTTGGTAACGATTGGAGAACAGCCAGTTTCTAGTTTAGATAACTTAGCGGGCCTTCAAGATGCCAGTATTGCCAAACAGATACTATCTAACATCTCACGTGCAGTACAATCTAAAGGGTGGGTATTCAATTTAGATTTACAAGTTACATATACACCAGATGCAAATGGGGAAATTAATTTAGGAGCAAATGTTTTACGAATTGATACAACAACTAAAGTCAGAAGTACAACTAAAGACATAGTTGAACGAGGTGGTAAACTGTATGACAGAGAGAAGAACACAAGTATATTCACAGATACAGTAAAGGTAGATAGAGTAATTGTTTTAAACTTTGATGACTTACCAGAGGTTGCACGAAGATACATAGCAATTAGATCTGCTCGTGTGTTCCACGACAGGGTAGTGGGATCAGGTGAGTTACATGATTTCTTTCGTGAGGATGAACAAGTGGCATGGCAGGAGCTTTTAGAGTATGAAGGAGAGGTAGGAGACTACACCATCTTTGATGACTATGATGTATACAGGATAATAGAGAGAGACACAGGTAAGTCACGACAAACCACAACACCAACAACATAAAATGGCATTAATTTCAGGAACAATTCCTAGTTTAATCAATGGAGTCTCACAGCAACCAGCAACACTTAGGTTGCCAACACAGGGTGAGCTACAAGAGAATGGATTGTCTCACATTGCAAGAGGGTTAGAGAAGAGACCATGTACTGAGCATGTAAAGACCATTGCTGGTGTAACATCAAACAATAGTAACGATGTGTTTATCCACACCATTAGGAGAAGTGAGGATGAGGCATATGCTTTGATTGTGAAAGGAACGGACAAAACTCCAGAACCCTTAGTTAAGCTGATTGATTTAACAGGTTATGCAACTGGTACTGCTGGTAATGAGGTGTACATAAAAAGAGATTCACTTTCACAATTCCCTCTTACTTTTACTGCCGCTACATCTGACGTAATAACCACAAGTGAAGCTCATGGATTAATCATTAATGATACTGTACGCCTCACTACGACAGTGACTCTCCCTGCTGGTCTATCTCTAGCTACAAATTACTATGTAAAAACAACTCCCCTCACTACTACACTTACCTTAACTGCCACTAAAGATGGTACAACTGCAATAGATATAACAGGTACAGGTTCAGGCACACACACTATGTCAACTAACATAACCGAATCTGATGTACTTAGTGCTTCTGTTAATACAAATGTGAGAAACTACTTAGGTAACTTTGATGACACCACTAATCCATTTGAACCTAGTAAACTCTCTGCCACCACCATTGCTGACTTCACCTTTCTACTGAATAAGACTGTGGTAGTAGAGCAGTCTTCTGCTGATGCAGCCGACAGAGACTATGA